GTTTGAAGCGAGTGTAGACGGTCAGCCTTACGATACAGAGCGTTGGGGTCAGTACTTCCGCCCTGCTGGTGTCAACGCACCTGCTGGCACAGCCGCTGAAGATACACCTGCACCTGTAGCACGTTCGGCACCTGCACCTGTTGCAGACTTTGACGAAGATGTTGCTGCGGCGGAAAAATCTTTTGCTGCTGAACCTGTTGCTGCTCCAAAACCAGCACAGAAAGCTGAAGACATTTTGGCTATGATTCGTTCACGTCAACAGAAGTAATCTGACGTTACACACAGGGTGAATCACCCTGTGTGTTTTTATTTGTATTAAGGAAAAACGAATGGCAAAAGCATTTGACGTGAGCAAGTTCCGCAAGGAAATTACAAAAAGCATTGAAGGACTCAGTATTGGCTTCAATGATCCCACAGACTGGGTAAGCACAGGTAACTTTGCACTGAACTATCTAATCTCAGGATTTTTTGATCGAGGCATTCCGCTGGGCAAGGTCACAGTATTTGCTGGGGAATCTGGCGCAGGCAAAAGTTACATCTGCTCGGGCAACATTATCAAGAACGCACAAGAGCAAGGCATCTATGTGGTGCTAGTTGACAGCGAAAACGCTCTAGACGAAGCATGGCTCAAGGCCCTGGGTGTGGACACCAGCCAAGACAAACTGCTGAAACTGAGCATGAGCATGATTGACGATGTGGCCAAAACAATTTCTACATTCATGCAGGACTACAAGGCCTTGGCCGAAGGCGAACGTCCCAAGGTCATGTTTGTGATTGACAGTTTAGGCATGTTGTTGACACCCACAGACGTTAACCAGTTTGAAGCAGGCGAAATGAAAGGTGACCTGGGTCGTAAACCCAAAGCACTCACAGCCTTGGTTCGTAACTGTGTCAACATGTTTGGTAATTACAATGTGGGCTTGGTGTGTACCAATCATACATATGCAAGTCAAGACATGTTTGACCCAGATGACAAGATCTCGGGTGGTCAAGGATTTATCTATGCAAGTTCAATTGTGGTTGCCATGAAGAAACTCAAGCTCAAAGAAGATGAAGATGGCAACAAGGTATCCGAAGTCAACGGTATCCGTGCGTCATGCAAGATCATGAAAACACGCTATTCAAAGCCGTTCGAAGGTGTGCAGGTCAAGATTCCGTACACAACGGGCATGAGTCCATATTCGGGCCTGACTGATCTGGCTGAGAAAAAAGGTATCCTTAAAAAGGATGGCAATAGACTGGCATTCACTATACAGGACACAGGCGAAATTATCAAGTATTTTCGCAAGGCCTGGGAAGCCAACGAAGATGGCTGTCTTGACAAGGTCATGGCAGACTTTGCCAAAATTAAAGATGAGGTCGTAGTTGAAGAAGCAGGAGACGAAGCATGAGCGAAACAGTAGCAAGTGAAATTTGGAGCGAACTCAAGCGTTACGTGAACACAGTGGATCGTGACGAAGCAGCAGAAGCTGTGGTTGCAATCTTGATTGACAACGATTCAGATGTGGATGATATTCGTGCTGCCTTCAAGAACGATGTGGATATCAAACGTGCGCTCACTGCTTATCTTGACAACGACAAAGACTATGTGGATCCTGAAGATGAAGATCCTGAAGAAGATAGCGACACCACAGAAGATGACCGCTGGGAAAACTAATGGGCGACAAATATTTTCCTATTAAAACGGCAACAGCTTGCCAGTTGAAATGGAATTGGAGTACACTGTATCTTTACAAAGGAGTAACTGCCAGCTGCCATCGTGCTGGGCACGGGCAGTTAACTCCGGAAACATTTGATACTTTTCACAATACTGAAAAAAAGCAATCAGAACGCCGGAGAATGTTGGACGGGCTTTGGCCCGAAGATTCCAGTTGTTACTATTGTCGTGACATAGAACAAAGCGGTGGCTCCAGCGATCGCATGAGACATCTGGCAATACCAAATCAATCGCCGCCTGAACTGGATCAGGACCCTACAGCAGTCGTAGTGCAGCCAACAGTTCTTGAAGTATTTTTTAATAATCAATGCAATCTCTCTTGTTTGTATTGTGCACCTGAGTTAAGCTCAAGAATGAATCAGGAGTATAAAAAATACGGTAAATTTGAAAAAAATGGGGTTGTTCTAGAATCCTTTCCTATTGATTCAGATTATTCGACTATGTTAGCAAAGTTCTGGCAATGGATGAATCGGCACTCAACTGGTCTGTCAAGATTTACCATAGCAGGTGGTGAAGGATTTTATCAACCTGAATTTGAAACTTGTTTGGATTATTTTGAATCTACTGAACATCCTGATCTAGAGTTATGTACCATAACCAATCTAATGTTGGATTCTAATAAACTAGAAGTGTTTGTGCAACGATTTAAAAAGTTAGTCACAAGTGGTAAACTCAAACGAGTTGATTTAACCTGTAGCATTGATTGTCTTGGTCCCGAACAAGAGTATACTCGGTATGGAATGAAAGTAAACACCTGGATTGCAAATTTTGAAAGATTGCTGCAAGAGCCCTGGTTGACCTTGCATATAAATCAAACCATCAGCGTTCTCACAATCAAGACCATGCCCGCACTAATTGAAAAAATAAAAGTCTGGAAATCACATCGTGAGATAGGACATTTTTTCAGCGTAGTTACACCGGGACCTAGTTATCTTGTGCCAAACATTTTAGGAAACTCTGTGTTTAAACAAGATTTTGATTGTATCCTAAATTCTATGCCAACTGCCACTGATCAAGATCAATTGGCCATGCAGTGTATGGAAGGTATTGCACACAACTATTCTCAATCACAGCCGAACAGTAACGAGATTTTAAAATTAAAAACATATCTTGATGAAACTGATCGCAGACGTGGGACAAATTGGGTTGAGGTTTTTCCTTGGCTAGTAAAGGAATTAGAACATGTGGTATAGTCAAGTGGCAGCGGATCTGGGCAAGATCCCAGACTTTATGGCGCACTATGATCGTGAGCTCACAGATGCCAAACGAGATTGTCGAATTGGTGGCATTGTCGAAAACAACATCAAGCTGCTTCCGGGCATAACTGAGCAGAGATTCTACCAGCTTCAGGAAGTAGAAGCTGTGTTGAATCTGCTGAACATTCAGTTGCGCAAGATTCGTCGCAAGCACTTTCAAAAGTATCTGGAAGGTTACAATCGTGCTCTCAGCAGCAGAGATGCTGAAAAGTATGTGGACGGCGAAGATGAAGTGATTGATTTTGAAACCATCATCAATGAAGTGGCCCTGTTGCGCAATCGCTGGCTGGGTATCATGAAAGCACTAGAAAGCAAGAACTTCATGCTGGGCCACATTGTTAGACTTAGAGCAGCCGGCATGGAAGATATTCAAGTTTAAGGAAATTAATGAGTTATTTATTTACAAGTGAATCGGTGTCAGAAGGGCACCCAGATAAAATTGCAGATGCAATTAGCGATACAGTACTAGATCTTGTGATGGCCAAACAGGATTCTGCACTAAGATGTGCATGCGAAACCTTGGTAACTACCAATCGTGTGGTGATTGCCGGAGAGTACAAAGGTGTACTACAGTCTGAAGATGTTGATGTTGCTGTGCGAAGTGTTATTAAAGAAATTGGATATGAGCAATCAGGATTTGATTGGCGCACAGTAGAAATCACAAACTTGCTACATGGGCAAAGTGCTGACATTGCACTTGGCACAGATTCGTTTGGTGCCGGAGATCAAGGCCTGATGTTTGGGTATGCCTGTAATGAAACTGCAAATTTTATGCCAGCAGCCGTTTACTGGAGCCATCGCATTGTTGAACAACTGACAGAAGTGCGCAAAACTCAGGTGGTTGATTGGCTAGGACCTGACGCTAAATCGCAAGTTACATTTGAATATCATGATGACGGCACACCTGTACGCATAGCCAAGATCGTGTGCAGTACTCAACACAGTGATTTGGTGGATATTGATCATGTTCGACTAACAGTAAAAAATATTATTCTTGGTGTATTGCCTGCAAAATACATTGATAATTCCACAGAGTTCTACATCAATCCCACAGGACGCTTTGTCATTGGCGGACCCGATGGGGATACAGGATTAACTGGACGCAAAATTATTGTGGACACATACGGTGGATCTTGCCCACACGGTGGCGGCGCTTTTAGTGGCAAAGACCCCACCAAGGTAGATCGCAGTGCAGCCTACATGATGCGTTATCTTGCCAAGAATATTGTGGCCAGCGGCCAGGCCACCCGTGCCACATGTCAGATCAGTTATGCAATTGGAGTTGAGCAACCCATGAGCTTCTATGTACAAAGTGATGGCAACAGTCAAGCCATCACTGATTGGGTACAAAACAATGTGGACCTAACCCCTGCAGGAATTATCAAGAGATTTGATTTGTTCCGTCCAATTTATGGATCAACTACCAATTATGGACACTTTGGCAAAGACTATTTGCCGTGGGAAAAACTAGACCTGATCTAATCAGTGTTTAAATACAAGTATGAAAATTGTACTTGTAACTGGGGGATTTGATCCCCTACACTCTGGACACATTTCCTATCTAGCAGCAGCCCGCCAACTTGGTGATCGACTGGTAGTGGGAGTAAATTCTGACGCATGGTTGAGTCGTAAAAAAGGCCGACCGTTTATGCCTGCGGTTGAGCGTGTGGCAGTGATAGAAAATCTACGCATGGTAGATCACTGTATCCTGTTCAACGACGATGACGGATCCGGAATTGAAGCCATACGCAATGTGCAGATGTTGTATCCCCGGGATGAAATCATCTTTGCCAACGGCGGTGATCGCACAGCAGTCAATATTCCTGAAATGGTGGTGCAAGATGTGATTTTCAAATTTGGAGTAGGCGGCGACGATAAACAGAATAGCAGCAGCTGGATACTGGAAGAATGGAAAGCCCCAAAGACTCAACGAGCCTGGGGCTACTATCGTGTGCTGCACGAAGTTGATAATCATGTCAAACTCAAAGAACTCACAGTCATGCCGGGTCAGCGACTCAGTATGCAACGACACTCAAGTCGTGCAGAGTTCTGGTTTGTGGCCGAAGGTGAAGCCACAGTCTACACTGTGGATCCTCACAGCACTGAATATGAACTGATGGCAAGTCCCGCACGGCATCAATCCGCCTGGATAAAATTAAATGAGTGGCATCAGTTGTGCAACGAAACTGACCAACCCTTGAAGCTGATTGAAATACAGTACGGCGAGGACTGTGCGGAAACGGACATAGAACGAAAATGACAAACATTATACCAGTTTTTGTGGGCTACGATCCCAGAGAAGCCATAGCATATCATGTGTGCGTGAACTCAATAATTAGACACGCCAGTCAACCAGTCAGCATTATTCCCCTGGCTCTAAATCTGTTCCGCGATTACACAGAAACACACACAGATGGCAGCAATCAGTTTATCTACAGTCGTTTCCTGGTACCGCACCTGATGAACTACACCGGGCATGCTATCTTCATAGATGGTGACATGATTGTGCGTGGAGACATTGCTGAATTGTGGAACCTGCGTAATGCTGCACAAGATGTGCAAGTGGTCAAACATGATTATCAAACACGCATGAGTGAAAAATACCTAGGATCAAAAAATGAAAACTATCCTCGAAAAAATTGGAGTAGTGTTATTTTGTGGAATTGTAATAGCTTTCCTAACCGGCGACTTACTCCCGAGTTTGTCCAACATGCCACAGGTGCCGAGCTCCACCGCTTCTCGTGGATAGATGATGCTCGCATTGGCGAACTACCTAAAGAATGGAACTGGTTGGATGTGGAATACGAATGGAACCCACTGGCAAAACTGGTTCATTACACACTGGGAACTCCTTGTTTCCATGAGTTTGCCGATCAAGGTGACTTTTCGGATGAGTGGCATCGAGAACGTATCTTTACAGAATACTGTCAACAGCGTGATATAAAATGATCGATCAAGAACCATTGGATGATGACT